CTCCCGGGCGCTGGAAGTACAGCTGCAGCACGCCTTCGCCGTACTCTTCCACCCACGCAGAAAAATCAAAGCCCTGTTTCCGCGCGTACTGCTCGCCCTCATAGCCGACAAACAGCCATCTGGGCGGACAGCTCAGGTTGATGATATCCATGTGATCGCCTCCTAAATGATGATTTTCCCGAGGATCACAAAGGTTCCGGAGACCTCCGCGATCAGGACGCGGTCGCCGGACGTGAGCGCCGCGCTGGAAAGCCTTTTGTAGTATTTTGTCGTGGGGGTCGTCTGTCCCTCGAGGATCAGGGTGCAGCCCTTGCCGGAGACCCAGCCCTGGAACGTCGCGACCTGCAGCTGCCCGGGCGACGCCGGCACAGCCTGCGGCAGGAAGATGTTATTCATAGCTGTAGATCACCCTCTCCATCGTGTGCTGCATCGTGCCGCCGACGGTGAGTTCCATGCTCCAGGCGCGCTCGGTGCAGATCGCGGAAAAATCGCCGTAGCTCAGTGCCGTGACGTCGTCCACGCCCCATCCCGGAAAGAGCGCCGTCTGCACGCTGATCGTCTCGTGGATACCGAGCGAGGCCTCCTTCAGCCGGTCGGCGTAGGCCTGCAGCGCTGTCTGATCCGCGATGTTGTTGAGCTTGATCAGCTGGACGATCCGCCGCCCGCGCCGCGGGATCGACAGCGGACTCTGCGGGTCGGTGTTCTCGGCGGTCGCGATCATCTGTCCGCTCTTGTCCGGGTTGTTGCAGATGCAGACGAAGACGTTCGGCGCCGAGAAGACGTCCAGCGAGCGCTGGAAGCTCGGCAGCAGCAGGCTCCTGATGTCCTCGCTTGAGAGCGTGTGGCGGATGTTGCCGCTGCCGGCTGTCTGGATCGGCTCGAGGATCGCCACTCCCGCGGCATTAAACCACAGCTGGCGATAGTTGATCTCCCCGAGCAGATCGTTGACGATTGTCAGATAGGACGTCCCGACCGGCCAGTCCTGGCGGTCCTCCGCGAGGACGGCGTCGCTCTCCGTCTTCTGGATCAGCGCCACCCCGCATACCGAGAGCAGCTGCTCGACAGCGGCGAGGTAATTCGTGCCGGCTGCGAAGTACAGCAGCGTCTCGCTCTTCTGATCCTGGACGCGCCAGGCGCGGTCATAGGCTTCGACGCTGACGCTCTCCTCGCCCTCCGCTTCGCTCTCCTCGGCCGTGGTCGGGATGTACACGCCGAGCTCATGCTCGACGCCGTCCAGGATCATCACCGGCTGCAGCTCGTCCGTGAGCCAGTTCACGGCGCCGTTTGGGCGGAAAACGCCCGAGAAAGACATCTTGATCGCCCCGCCGTCGTCCATGCGCAGCGTCGGGGCCGAGTCCGGCAGCGCCTTGAGTTCGGTCAGATACGCGCCGCTGCGCAGGACGTTGTAGCGGAAATCGATGGTGCGCGTCATGTCAGGCCCTCCGTGTCGATCTGCTGAAGGTCAAAGCTGTAATCGTACAAAAAGTGCGAGCGCATCTTGCTGACATTGGCCAGCAGCCCGACCGTCACCTCGCCGCGCGCCTTCAGGATCACGATCTGACCGCGAAGAGCCCAGAAACGATCCGCCGCGGCCTTATCCATAAAGGCCGCCGTATAGCTCCCGGAGAGATCCGAAAAAACCGACTGCTCGAGTACCGGGTACTCGGCGCCGCGAAAGTGCCGCAGGCTGTGGCTGCGCGAGAAGCTGTAGCGCTCGACCCGGTCGCTGTTGGAGCTTGTCCTCAGCTCCAGCCACGCTCCGCCCGCCGCCGGCGCGATCGCCATCGTGCGGCAGACGGTCTCGCCCTCTGCCATGTTGGACTTGGTGTAGTTGCCGTCGGCCCGGACGGCGAGCACATAATAGCTGTGCTGTCCGAGGCTCAGCCGGTCAAGATAGCTCGTCTCGCCCGTCTCGGCGATCTTGATATCGTCGCGGTAGACGGCAAATAAGGCGGCCTCGCCCTCGGTCTCCCAGCTCAGGCTTGCGTCGAGCGCGAAGGCAGCCGTGAGGGTCACCGGCTCCCCTGCCTGGTTCTGCACCTCGAAGCTGACCGTCCCGGGGTTCGACCAGAGACCGAAGGCGCCCTGGATCTCGAGCGCCGCGCTGTGTGCGCCGGCTGCGAGACGGTCGGGCAGGCGGAAGCTGCTGTCGGCACCGGTATAGGGGCCGTACTTGACCCCGTCCACCGTCAGCCGATAGGCGAGCTGCCCCTCCGCCGTCCAGGCGAAGGTTGCGAAGGGCGCGGCGTCGGTCTGCAGCGTCGGCGTCGGCGGCCCGGCCACGTAGGTGAAGGACACGGGCTCGCTCCAGGCTCCCGCGGCGCTGTCGCCGTTGAAAGCCCGCACGCGCCACTGCAGCACGCCGCCGGGGACAGTCTCGGGGAACGTGACCCGCAGCGTCTGCCCGTCGCCGTCGACGCTGCCGATGCTCGCCCACTCCGCCGTGCTGCCGATCCGATACTGCAGCTCTGACCGCGTCAGCGGGGAGCCGTCCGTGTTCCGGACCGCCCAGGCGAACTCGACCGCTCCGGAGCTGTTGACGACGGTGTCGATCGGGCGCAGCGGCGTTGCGGTCGAGAGCACCGCGGCGGTGCGCAGCGTGGCGACTGCCGTCTCCGTGCTGGTTCCGCGGTTGTCGGTGCCGGAGATGTAGTACTCGACCGTCCCGGCCGGGAAGGTCCCTGCCGGCATCGTGTACGCTGTCGTGTCGTCGTTGATCGGCACGCTGTTCCAGCTCTCCTCCCCCGCCTCGCGCCAGTACAGCGTCGCGCTCGCCTGCGTAAAATCGCCCACGCAGGCGACTTCCGGATCGGCGAGCTCGTACCCCCACCGGAAGGTAAAAGCCTGCGAGGGATCCACGTAGCCGGTGGAAAAGGTCTTGTCGACGACCTTGCTGGTGCTTACCACCGCGTCGTCATAGATTACGTCGAGATAGGCGGAGATTGTGTGCAGCCCGTTGTTTTCGTAGACATACTGATCCGCCACCCGCAGGCTCTCGCCGTCCGTTTCGTACTGGTACAGCGGACGCGTCAGCGCGATCACGTCGCGGATCAGCGCCGCCGCGCAGACGGAGTCGGAATAGTCGGAATTGTACGCCACCGGAAACCCGCGCTGCATCTTGGCGGTTTTGGAGGCCAGATCCGGCGAGAGGACGTCGTTGCCGCGCCGGATAAAGCTGATATCGTTGCTGCTCAGGGTTTCGCCCGTGACCGTCGTTTTGTCGAAATCCCGGAAGCCGTCGTCGGTGCCGAAGAACAGCGTGGGCAAAGACGACATGGCGCCGGCGACGACGATGTAGATCTTCGCGCTGACGATCTTCTGATAGAGCAGATTGGCGGAGAGCTGCTGGAAACGCAGCAGGATGACGTCGTTCTCGTTGGCGAGGTAATAGCTGCCGTCGTGATCGTTTTCATAGAGCGACACCATGTTGACTTTCGCGCTCTTGTCGATCAAGAGCGACACGGTTTTTTCCGCCATTTCCTCACCCCCTCATCCTGGACTCGACCCGCGCCGACTCCGCCATCGCGAGCAGCTGGTTGATCTCGCGCACGTTTTTGGCGTCGAGGTTGAAAATAAACACGTCCCCGCCGCGCCGTGCGGTCTCCTGTGCGTTGTAGATCCGCGTCCCGGCGGGCAGTTCCACCTCTTCCGGCCCGTTCTCGCCGACGACCGTGCGGCCGCCCGCGAAATTCCAGTTGCCGGAGGCGTTGTAATAGAATCCGGAGTCGACATCGTAATACCGCCCCGTGCTCGCGTCGTAACCCATGTTCGGGCCGTTTGCGGCGTTGTAGCTGCTGTTGCGCCATTCCTCCCAGCGGTCGGCGGTGCCGTCCCAGCGCTGCAGGTTGCTGTACTGCCCGTTTGCGGCGTTGTAGCCGAGGGCCGTCGCCCACCTTTCGCGGCCGGAGGCCGTGAAATACGTCAGGAAGCCGATCGCCGCGTTGGCCGCGTCGGAGATCCAGGCCAGCACACCGGCGACGGCATGCAAAATCACATACAGGGGATGCAGCTGCTGCTCGATGCCGGGGATGATGCCGAGGATCGAAGATAGAGGCTCGATCAGGCCGGTCACGCCCTGCAGGATCTCGCCGAGGCCCTGGGTAATCCTGCTGTCGACGAGCGCCTTTCCCGCCTTGGCCATCAGGTCTGTCCATGTCTCGTAAAAATCCGTAACAGCCGGGGCCATCTGTCCGCTGATCTGCTGTGTGATACCCTCCTGGGTCTGTTGCATGCGCTGGTACGCGTCGTCGACCTCGCCGAGCGCGTCGAGCACGTCGCCGCTCATAATGTAGCCGACGTTTTCCGCCTCCTGCCCGTAGGCCCGCAGCGTCTCGCTGCCCTGGAGGATCAGCGGGTTGAGATCCTCGGCTTTTTTTCCAAAGAGATCATAGGCGATCGTGTCGCGCTCGGTCGCGTTTTCGACCTGTCCGAGAGCGTCGACCACGTCATAAAAGACGTCCTGCGCGCTGCGCAGGCTTCCGTCCGCGTCCGTGACCGAGACCCCGAGCTCGCGAAAAGTGGCGGCCGTTTTCTCATTGCCGTCGCGGGCGTCCTGCATGTTGTTCTTGAGCTTGGTGAGGCTGCCGCGGATCGTCTCAAAGGAGACGTCGATCAGCTCCGACGCATACTGCATCTGCTGGATCGTGTCGGTGTCCAGACCGGTAATCTGCGCGAGCGTGAGGATGTTGTCCGCGTTGGACGCGGCCTCCGTCGTCATATCGATCAGCTTTTTGTAGATCGCCACCAGCGCGGCCACGGCTGCCGTCACGGCTCCGACCGCGGCGACCGATCCGGTCGAGAAGCTCCCGAAATCGTCCAGCGAGGACTGGATGCCGTCCGGCAGGTTGATCCCGAACTGGTCGGTGATCTTCTGCAGCATGGTGCCGAGCCCCTGGCCGGTTTTCTGGGCCTCTCCCATGCGCTGATTGGCTTCCTCAAGCGCTTCGTTGTTCTTCCGGATCGCAGCCTCCGTGTCGTAGACCTGCGCCTCGGCGTTGTTGAGCTGCCTGGTGTAGCTCAAAGCCTCCTCGCTGCCTTCGCCGTAGGTCTTTACCGCGCGATCCAGCGCCGCGCGCAGCGTCTCCACCTTCTCGCGCTGCGAGGTGAGCCGGTGCTCCAGCGCCTCGCCCTTGGCCGTCAGGGCGGCGACGCTGTCGGCGTTGTCCTGGTACTGCGCCGTGACCTTGCGCATTTCGCTTGCCGCGATGCTCAGATCTCCGTTGATCGCCTTGATCGCCTGCCGGAACTCCTGCTCGCCGTCAAGGCCGATTTTTGCCTGCAGATTCGGGCCCGCCATCTCAGCCGCCTCCTCCCATGAAATACTGCAGCAGGCTTTGCGGATGCTCCGCATTCGCCTCGCTGCGCTTGTTTTGAGGATACAGTGCGGAATAGAGCGCGTGCAGCCGGACTGGGTTCATCGTCCGCCAGAACACGCGCTCGTCTGCGTGCAGCACGCAGACCCACACGCTCAGGAACCAGGCGAAGTCGATCCTCAGCGAGTATCCCTGGTCTCCTCTTTTTTTTCGGTGTCCTCCCCGGCTCCCTCGCCGCGCAGGAAGATCGACCCGACCACCAGCGGCATCACCAGCCGCAGCAGTACAGCCGTGTCGGCACCGAGGAGTCTTCCCAGCGCCTTCGGCGTGTAGCGCTCCGGCCAGCCCTGCTCGTCGGCGAAGTCGTTGAGCATCGCCGCCAGGAAGCTGCGGCAGACCGCGAGCTGCGTCGCCTTGTCGAAGGGATCCGGCAGCTCGCCGCCGTACTCCTCCGTGACGTCGGCGAGCACGTTGAAATTGCACCGGAGCTGGAAGGTCTTCCCTTCCAGCTCAAACGGGATCTCTTTCAGCCGGACGTCGCTCATGTGCCGTTCCCCGTCGGCGCCGTGTAGTTCACCGCCGCGTCGACCCAGGCCTTCGCGGTCGCCTCGTCGTCGGCGACGGCGATCTCGAAGAGATCCAGATCCTCGCCGAGATCGGGCAGGAATTCGCCGGTCGTGGTCGGCGTGTTGAAGGTGTAGTTCTCGCCCTTCGTGCGGTACTGCAGCGCCGGCGGGCCGAAGCGTGCGCGAATCACCAGCACGCAGGTGTATTTCTTGACCGTGTCGATCATGTCGGGCGCGTAAAACGCGAAGCCGACATAGTCGCCGAGGTCGTTCGCGCCGTACTTGAGCGACGCGACCGTCTTGCTGTTGACGCTTCTGGAGCCGTCCCGCATCCCGTAGGCGAGCTTCTGGAAAGTCGTCTTCAGGTACTTCACTCCAATGGACGCGGTACCGCCGGTCGCGCTCTGCAGCATCTCGGCGAGCGAGCTCTCGGCGTACAGCCGTCCCTCGGCGAAGCGGAGATTGAGGTCGACCGCCATCGCGTCGCCCACTTCGCAGGCGTCGGTATAGCTGGTCGTCCCGTTCGTGTGGTTGTATTTCGCGGCACGGATGTGTCGCAGGTCAAAGCTGGGCATTCCGATTCCCCCTTAAAAACTGGATTTGAGCCAGCGGTGATAGACTTTCTCTCCGGCCTCGTAGATCTGCTGGCGTCGCCTCTCGATGCCGGGGCGCATAAAGGGCCGCGCCCGCTGGTGCTTGGTTCCGTACTCGTTATAGAACGCGACGGCGGCCTGCCGCGTCCGTTTTCCGTGCTTGGCGTCCTTTCGCGAGCCCTTGAAGGTGACGAGTACCGAGCCTCCGTTGTCGTTGAACTTTACCTTTGAGAGGCTCAGCGCGTCGAGCACGTGCTTCGCCTCCGGATCCGCGCTCCGGATGCCCGCCGCCTCTCCGGCCTCCCGCACGGCTGCCAGCGCCTCCTCGCCCATCGCGGTCAGGATCTCCCGCTTGATCTCCTCCGGTACGTCGGAGACCCGGGAGAGCGCCTGGTTGAGCTCAGAGAAGCCGGAGACCTCAAACGTCGCCATTCTCGGCCCCCTCGCACTCGAAAACGTAGTGCTGCCCCTCCTCGTCGGAGGCGTCCGTAATGCTGGGATAGGTCAGCCCCGCGGCCCACAGCTCCTCGGCGATCGCCCGTTTTTTGGCGTTGGGATTGACCCGGCGCGGCAGGAACCAGTGCACCTGCAGCAGATGGCGCAGCGCCCTGGGATGCCCGTCGGCGTGAACCTCCGGCAGGATGGTCGACTGGAAGGTGATGTACTCCAGCTCCTCGCCGTCGTAGCTGTGCGGCTCCACGATCGGCACGAGCGGCAGCAGCGCCTCGCGCACAAGACTGTCCATGCTCATCGCCAGACCTCCTCCAGCTGCAGCAGCAGCGTCCCGCGCCCGGTCGGCTTCCGCTGCGTGATCGTGTAGCGCCGCTCCT